GAAAACCTCCTGCAAGCGCACCGTCCACGACCGAAGATTGTACTTCGCGTTGCCGCGAAGACGATCTGCAGTCGCGCCGGGTCCATGCTTGGGAATGAGGTCTCCATCGAAGATCTTGCGATCGACTTTGGATAGCACATCCCCAAACACAACTGTCGCAATCCGTTGAGCACGACGAAAATCATCGTAATCAATTGATTGGTCGAGAACCTTGAGTTGATTCTCACACTTGACGTAGGCATCAAACGCTGCCTTGTTCCGTGCATCACTGCATGGAAGATATGTTTTGCCGAACAGATTTGAAATCTGTCTGACACACCATATCGCATCGATTGATGGTTCGTCAAGAAGACGTCCATCACCAGTGCTGAAGATGAGGCTGGTGAAACCCGAAAGGAATTTCGGGAGACACCCATCTCTTTGGAAACCAACAAAGAGATGTTGAGCTACCATACGTTCGTCAAGGGCTTTTTCGAAGTCCTTGCCGAATTTCGGTAAGGTTATCGTGAGAAACGATAACCCCTCAGCTTCAACCCTCGCAAGAATCTTTTTGAGATCCTTGCTGGTGCTGGTGCCACATCGTGTTCCGGCATCTGCTAGAACACACTGCAGGAGTCGCATATGGCTTTTCACTCAATCCTCCAAACTAAATTGGGGTGATGAGTCCATCGCCATGTTCTCCCACAGACAAACGACATCCGTTGAGAGAGGGCCGTTAGGCCCTCCCTCTCAGGATGCTGCAAGAGCATGGTTCCTTCTACACTTCACCTGCAAGCCAACGCAGGGTCTTTGCGAAGGATGTCTCAGTATGCCACGTAAGGTACGCGGTAAGCTGAGCCTCCAGTGCGCTCTGGGCAATCCCGACTTCCGGTACATCCGCAACGAGGTAAAACGCTGCGGTGTACGGGACGTTTAGGGAGTTGTCCATCACGTCTGGAGCCATGATCTTGTAATCAACTCGGTGGAGACGACGAATGCGCTTACCATAGGTATGCGACATCGTCATCTGGTGTTCCCCATTGCCTTCACGAAAAGTGCCGGCATTGAGGTCCAGCCCCACCCTAGACATAGGGTGGGCAACCGAGCTGATCGTCAACGTCTGTGGATCCGAGAACACGACAACTACTCCTGACTTGTCTGGCCCTCCGGGGATTTCCCAGAGAGTCATGGGTGGTAGTCGGTACGACTTACGTTTAGTCGTACTTCATACCGGTGGTGCCCCTGGTCAAACCAAGGGCAGCCAATATGCCTAACTGTCGATCCGTAAACGAATCGAAAGTTAGACCGAATCCGTAAGGTGTTGCCTTCTCGCGCTGCTTCACCACAGTGGTGAAGCGTTGCCAGACATTCACAGGGCTTCCATCACGTTTCATGGTGGAGTCCGAGTGAACGTACAGATCATCACGTGTGGTTTCGCACATGATGTACCCGTAAGGCATCACAAGGCCGTCTTGACTGAACATACTAGCGTTGTGGATAACATCCCCAGCGTTAGTAAACCAGTCAACGGCCCAGGTCCATGGAGTAAGGTTCCAGAGTACTTCCGGGTCTAACCGGAGTCCCCATAGCTTTTTAGCTACGGCGACTTCATGTGCCATCGTCCCCTTTGGGGGAAGATAGTACGTGAAAGCTCCAGAAAACCAAAACTTGCGCTTTACAGTGCTAGTTTTGGTAGTCTTACCCATGCCGTTGAAGAACCCAACTGATATCGCTGGAACCGGGTATTGAACCGATTCAGTGATAACAGGATCAGATTCTTCAATGGGGAATGAGTAGCGTCTATGTAGTAGCTTACCCGATTCTTGCTCATACTGTTCCTTGATTTCGTCAAATCTAAGAACAGTGTCAGCCAAGGATCGCACATCAGAGACGAGCGGTTTCCAGCCGAACTGGTAGTTTAGATACTCTTCGCCCGCATTGCGAGCGGCGAGTGTTCTAGACTTCCAGGAGCTGGCGCCGATTACGGAGGGAATTCCTTCACTCCGTAACTCTCCAAGTGATACTACTACATCGTTGATGGGATTCGTTGGTATGACTCGCGCAATCGCTTCTGTACCCTTTTCAGCCATCTCAGATGGACTGACAAG